GGCGTGATGTGCGTAGGACGGCTGCTGCCTCACCTACTTGGTCAAAGAAAGCTTTCTCGCCATTCACGCTTTCTACATCTACCGCTGCTCGCAGCAGAGAACCCATCTGTTGTGACAACATCTGGATGTTTGCAGAAAACTGATTGACAAAAGCTGTAGTAATTTGAGTAGACATTTCGTCATCCCCTTACAGTTTCAGTTTTAGGTTTGCTGCGCTTGGTTGTCCCATGTGGGGCCGTGCTACTGCTTAGGGCAGCTACTCCGCTTGACTTACAAGCTTGTTCGTGGGCCTCGCGGTTATCCACTACATATACTCCCTAAGCCGCAATACTTCTGCAACGTAAGTGTCATGCTCTGGGTGCATCCTATCAAAATATGGCCCATCTCGTCTAGTCATCTCTGCAATTTGCCGTGATGCTTCTTCTGGAGTCATAATTAGCTCAGTTGTTTCGCCTGCCAAATTGTCTTCGCCAATCTGTGAAGCAAGGTTGGAAAACATGCGAATGATGTCTGGATGATCGCCTAACATGCGCCCGTCAGACAGTTGAATGTTGTCAAACATCTCTGTGCCACCTAATAGGTTGCGAGCAGCCATCTGAGCCAACTCTAGGCGCTGCTCAAACGCTTGACCAAACTCTTGTCGCAATTCTTGTTCACCCGCGTGGCGAGCCTCTTCTGCGCTCTGCGACATGCCTTCATTCATGCCTTGAATCGTACTGCGCACAAAGTTCATCATCTCATTTGCTTGGCTGGGGCGCAAACCTGCATTTAATGCATGCTCGCGGAACGAGTTTAAGTAATTTTCCTCAAGAGGAACATCACCATCAAACTCATAACCACTTGCTTCTGTTGGCGCACCTAACTTGTTGTAAACCTCTCTCCACTCATCAGGAGTTGCAGATTTACCTGGCAGCGCAATCTTATCTGCGCCAATCATGCGTTGGGCATTGACATAACTCTTTGCCAACGCGCCAGGGTCAGTAAACGTGCGCAAGCTTGGTTCATTGCGCAAGTCTTCTGGCAAACTCTCTAAAAAACTAACTGGTGCCGCTTCTGCCGCCGCTGAAACTGCCGCTTCCGCTGCACCTGTATCCATTACCTCTTCGCTCATGAGGTGTCCTTTCCTTCGGTCAACATACGGACAATCAACAGCACTGCTGCTCGTTGACCTTCGTTAAATGCACTTTCGTAAGGATTGTCCGAATAAGTGGTTGTCTCAAACCCAAAGCGAGTTTTAAGATCACTCAATACAATTTCTCCATCGTCCGTGTTGAACGTCCGTCGATAGGAAAGTTTTAAGTCTTCAATTTTCTTCACTGCTCAAGCCCACCTACAGCCTTAACCAGTGGCGCAACCTGACCAGCCGCCTCAGCCGACATCATCTGCTGCTCCATCTCTTGCTGCTGCTGTGCCGCCTGCGCCTGCTGCCTGCGGATACGCGCAACCTCATCGTCGCTGCGGATCACACGCGCAGGAATGCCAGTGACCTCAACCAAGTATTGCACAAGCTTATCACTGTCCAAGTAATCCATGACAGGCGCAATCTCAGCAACCTGCATCATGACCTCAAACCCGCGCAGCATAGACTGCAAGTCAGTCAGCTTCTGCGCCTTCGCCAGTGGGCTTACATACTCAATGTCAATGTCCTGACCTTGTAGTTGCTCAGGAGCGGCTGGGAGTAGTCCGTTCCTGAGCAGCAGCGCAAAGGAGCGGGAAATAAGAGGCTGCAACAACTCGGACTGCAACCGTCCGAGTACAGGCCCGAGCAACCGCATCTTCTCTTCATTGCGCTGCAACACTTCAGTCGCTGTCATCGCTGGGCCTTGTGACATCAACAACTGATCTACATAGAATGCCTGACGGATCGCATTGCGCCGTTGCTCTTCCATGTTCAAACCTAATGGATTGTTTGCGCCAATCTGCAACGGCTCCAAACGATCCCGCGTACCTGTGCGATAGAAGTTCAACGCACCTGGCGTTGTGCGCACTGGCAAAACAAATCCATCGTCAGGAACCATCAACGGCGGGTCAATCTGCTTCTGCGCAGCCCTAATCGTTGTTTCCGACATCTTGTTAAGCATCTTAACATCAGGCAACGCATTCATCGCAGGCGAACGTCCATAAGTGCTTACGCTGTCTTTAACAAAACGCGGCACCATAAATGGGAAATCGTCAAACCCACTCTCTGAAATCAACGCCTTGCTGTCTAAGTGATAATAAACAGACGCAACAGGCTTGTTCTTGGCGAGCCTACCTTTGCTTTCCCCACGCGGATAAACAACATGCACCAAGTCATGCTCTTTGTGCGGATCGTTTTTCAAGTCCTTCGTCATCTGCGTTGGAAGATTTTCTTCGCCAAAACGCTGCGCTGCCGCTCGCGCACTAATCTTAAACTTGCGATAAACCGTATCTACAGTGCCATTTGCGTCCTCAGCAACTGTCACCTCGGCAATGTGACGCGCACTAAACCGCAAGCCATCACGATCCCCCTCAACATAAAAGGCAGCCGTGCCAAACACGACCAAATCATAATACAGCTCATGTATCTCTTGCTGAAAGTTTGAGCGATTGAAAGCCTGATACATCTGATCCATGCAGACTTCCAACCACTCATTTGCAGCATCATCGCCCTGCAACGCAGGATCACGATACCGCATAGAGAACCAAGGCGTACTGGGAGAAGTAAGCATGCCGTGAAGAGAGGAAGATAAAAGCTCAACCGCATGAACAGCAGTGCCATCATAGATCAGCTCTGTGCGCTTATCACCTTGGGTTCTCTTTTTCGTAATATCCGCTTTGCGCGGCAACATATAATCCGCAAGCTCCTGCCAGTGCTTTTCCCAATTTGATCTTTGCGTCTGCAAAGTCTTATATCTACGATCTAGCTGCGCAACTAACGGATTTACTTGTGCCATTACATCATTCCAATACTATTTAACATAGAACGCTTCTTGCGCTTCTCTTTCCCCTCAACAGCCCCGCCTTGCATGCGTCCAGCCATCTTTTGGTTTAACCGCTCCAAAGGATCAACTGTCATGTCTGCACGGCGCTTGGCAGGCTGGGACGACATGCGCCCCATCTCACCAGCAATATTCTGCGGCCTGCGATACATCATGAAATTAATCCCACAGGCTCCTCACCGCCCATCAACGATCTGCGGCGGCGGGTCTTAGGTGTCGTCAGCAAACCAGACGGCGCTGTCGTAATCGTAGACGCACGACCTTTGCGCTTCTTCGCGCCTTCAACCACAGACTCCTCTGCTGACCCAGGCTCAGGCTCTGCATCAGAAGAAGGCGCAGCAGGCGGCTCAGGAACGTCAGTCGTCGTTGTCGTGGCAATTGTTGCAGGCGATGTTACAACTGACGTGGCAGCTTGCGCTGGGCTGTCATCGTCGCTTCTTCTCGCAGCAGCCTTGGCAGCCTCAGCAGCACCTCTTGCTTTTGTAGCCGCAGTTCGATCTTGATAATCTTTAATTACATCATCGCTGTAACCTTTAGATCGCAATGTTTCAGCTTGCGCCTCACCTGTCTGCCCAAACGTAGACAGCCCTATCGTAAGGTCATTCATAAAACTTCTTGTAAAGTTGGAAACTGTGCGGGAAACAGGATCAGGCTTAGACTTTGGACGCGGTGACGATCCGCGCGTCTGCGTCCCTGACGGGCTACCAGTTGACCGCGTTTCTGGCTCACGACCACCACCACAAAAACCACCCATAGCTAAACATCCTTATACATACTCGTCCCCGTAGGAACAAAACCCAGACGCTCCAGCAACGCAGCGCCCCTTTCACTCTTAATGCCAGATGTCGCGCCTGTCAAAATCTGAGCAGCACCAGCATCTAACGCCCAACTCTCTAGCATCCTCATCAGACGAACCCCCGCCATGCCGCCACGATGCTCTGGCCTAACATACCAGATATAATCGCCTGCGACTACCCTCTCGCTATATGGCGGCACATACGTCAAACCTATAATACATCCGACAAGTAAATCCCCAGACCAACACCCATAAACCAAACTACCATCGTCATCAATTCGATCACTGACCCACCCCACCATCTTATCCCAGTCAAACGGCACAGACCGCTGATAAGAAGCTCCGTGAAACTCCTCGCACAAGTCAGTCACAGCAATCGCGTCAAAAATCAACGCCTCTCGATACTTAAGCGGCAAACGGGTCATAATCCATCACCGCATGAACCTGCGGTGCCTTATAGCTCGTGCCAGTCTCCTTCAAACCAACCGCAAAATACCGAAACGCATCAGCAGCGTGGCTGCTCCAATCATGCACAGGGTTCGCACGAAACGTCCTGCTCTTATCATTATACGCCCGATGATACTGCCGCAAACAATCCAACAACTGCTTGCACTTCTCACGGTCAAACCACAAACGCGGTATCAGCATCTGTGCCGCATGTATCCCATCTTCCAAAGGCAGCTTAGGCACAACACGAAAATTCAGCCCCAAATCCCAGGCAGTCTCCCGCCTAGACTTCCCGCTGCCAAGCTCCCTCACTTCAATGTCATGCGGGGCATTGTGCGTCCCATACAAATAGTTCCGCTCATTCAATATCTGGCAATAATGCGGCAACCCCTGATTTCTATTCTCATAATAGTCAATCACATGAACAGCACGACCAATCGTCTGCGTAAATAGTATGCTCGTGCTATCTCCAACTCCCAAATCCCACCATGTGTCCACCTTGGCAGTCGGATCATAAGGCACCTTCGTAATCTGCCCAGCAGTCGCAATCTTCTCCAAATCCGCACCATAAATCGCGCCAGGCACATTCGCATTCCAGCTACACTCAAACTCCTGCATGTACTGATCATGCGTCATCATCCGCTTGGCTGCTTCCAATTCCTCGTCGTCAAGCAGCCCAGTCTGGCTCGCCTTGTATACAGCCGACAACCACTCATCATCACCAGTCGCCTGCTCATAATAATCATAAAACGCATTATGCCCCTTGGGAGTGCCGACGAAAATACAAAACCCCTTCCGATCCGATAGCGCAGGTCTGAGGACTTCAGGAAACACGTTCTCTGGCATGTCAGCAACCTCGTCCATCACGCAGCCATCAAGATAGATGCCGCGCAGGCTGTCTGGGTTTTCAGCGCCGAGCAGCGATATTCTCGCCCCTGTCGGCAGATCGCACCGCAATTCAGTCTCGTGAAACTTCACATTCGGTATGCCACCTGCAAAATGTTTTATATAATCCCAGGCTACATTCTTCGCCTGACGATAGGTGGGTGCCATATAGGCATAGCGGGGGTTCTGTTTCTGAGAAAGCAACGCATGCCGCAAGATATGATTGATCGCCCAGACAGTCTTGCCAAACCGACGATGACACACCACAACACCCCAACGCTTCTCCTGCATCTCGTTGTGCAACGACATCTGCAACGGTCTAGGCTCATATGGTATCTCAATATGCGTCAATGCTCTGTGACCTCTTTCTGATTTTCGTAAATCAGTATCCCATGCCTTTCCAAGATAGCCTCATACAAATCAATAAGCAACACTGCACACTCTAGCTGCTTTGACACCGAGGCTGAGGTGAGGATGCCGTGGCGTAAGGCTTCTAGGTGGTTGAGCATTGCGTACTGCTCGGTTGTTAGGCTGTCAGACAAAACGTATACTCCAGTCGGGTGATATACGTGGTAGAAAGTGGCGGCGATTGTCAGGGGGGGTGGGGGTGCGGTATTCGCAAAATGCATGGCTAAACCACAGTCGTATAATAGCTATTATGTTAAAACTTTTGTAAGCCACTGATATTACTACAGAAAATATCAGACGGAGCCATGCATCAAACGCAAACCACAAGATGTAGTGGTTGCCACCCTGCCGAGGCTGCTTGATCTGCCCCGATGCCGAGGTGATCCAGCGGCCTGCCTCACGCGCGTAGCTGTCAACGTCAGGATGTGTAATATACACATGATTTTGCATCAGTGCTTTGTCGCCTGCTTGTCGTCGTCTTGCTCTTCATCAGCGACAGGATTGAACGCAACATCTCCACCAGCCCAACTGATTGTAAACGTCTGAGCCTGTGGTTGATCCTCTTTCTTATCACGCACACCCCAAGGCATGTTACGTGCTAGCGTCCACTTCAAGCTGTCGATCTCAAGCCTCCGCCGCTGCACCTCTGCATTCGCCAGCCTGTTGTCTTCAAACTTAGGCAACGGGTCTTGTGCCAATTTGATGATCTGGTCTGTGTGGTACTCACTCTGCATTACACGACCACGACGATATATCTCGTACAGGTCTTCATCACGCAGCACAGCTTGCATCACGCCCTGATACGTTGGCATGTTAGCTGACTTCAGTATGTCCTTGAGTGTTTCACCTACAGCCAACCTGTCTGCAATCTTGTGCATCAGGTCTGCGTCAATCTTTACAGGTTTCTTCGCCATGTCAGTCCTCAATGTTTTTTGGAAGTGTACCCACAAAAAAGGCCCAGCGCAATGCTGGGCCAGTTCAGTGAGGCAGATTGCACAGAAGGAAATGGGTAAAGCTCTGTGCGATCAAGTGCCATCACGTTATCAAAATGGAATAGGATCATCAAATGTTTTTCCTGTTATGTTGACGACCTCGGCACCTGGAAAGCTTTTCTTAGCCGCCTGCTCGAACTCCTCAATCTTGCTTTCCTGCCAGAACTGATAAGCCAACGCCACTTCACGCATCGTGAGCAGCTCAAGCTCAGGCCGCTGCTCCTTTATCGTGCGCCACGATCTACCGTCCCTCATGATGCCGTAAACCTTTCCATTGACCTCTACTTCCCAAACGTCTGTAGACGCTCTCTGTGCGCCTGTACGTTCTGCCTCAGCATCCATCGCTTGCATACCCCTTACGACAACCTCAGCCCTCTTCTTACATTCCTCTGGATCGCCTGCCTCAACTGCCGCATTCATCTTGGCCACCGCACTGCCATACTTTTGCGACATCGAGACACTGACCAGCTCGGGCAGCACATCAGTTCCCCACTTCTTATCCATCTCAATTGCCATGCGATCTACGGGTGCCAAAGCATAGTCACACAGTATCGCGTCCTTGCTTTGGCTGCCATGCAATATACGATCCGACTTCTTCTGTCTCTTACTTTTCTTCTCAATCATGCCCAATTCTTCCACACCTTGAAACACACACCACCAACATACAAATCACACCCACACCACCCCCCACACCCCTATAAGGTGGTGGTGTGGGTGGTGTGGAGCCAGTGATTTACCCCCACCTCCACACTTCATCCACACTTCGTAAAAACAAGGTGTGGAAGTGTGGCTAGCAAGTTTAAATCTCGTCATGGTTCACCCATTCACCAACGATCACGCAAGGCGTGTCGCCACCTTTTCTCTTGTTCGGCAGCTTAACAACCTGAAGGCTGCCAGAGCTGACCCACTGCTTAATAATTGCCTTGGCCTTTGCCTTCTGGTTCGGCTTGCCTAGATCGAGGTCTAATTCCTCTGCGACAGCTTTCCCAACCCAGTTGTCTGCCTGCACATTGGCTCGGTATGCGTTGTCTGCTTCCTCTGCCTTACCGATTGTGCGCTGCACATTGTAGAGGTTCTTAGTTGTTACGCCGTCGAACAGGTCTGGCAGCTTAAACTCCGTGGCAACCCCGATATGCTCACCGTTGGCGATCTCAACGCTTTGCATTCGTCTGTAGACTGCCTTGTCTGATGGCGGTGCTAAGTTTGCCTTGCCGTCGTCTACACGAAAGATGCCGAGCGCTTCGTGTTCGTCTACACCGAGCGCTATGGCATCCTCTGGTGTTATTCGGTTGATGACCCTGGCTGCTCGTGCTGCCCCGATCAGACTGCCAGCCCCGCGCACACTGTCAATCGTTGCATCGTCGCCATTTGTTTTTCTGATGTGATGCACGAGCTGGACTGAGCTGTTTGTGTCTCTTGCGAGCTTTCTGAGCATTGCTACGACTGCTTGGATGCTGCCGTTGTTGTTCTCGTTGACGAGGTGTGCCGAAACAAAGGGGTCTAACACCACTACGCCGATTTTGTTTTCTCTGACCTTACGAGTGATATGCGCAAGCATGTCGTCATTTGTAATCAGTCCGTCCCTGCCTTCTGCTGCCAGAGTGATCTTTATGGTGTCCTCACCATCCATGAACAGTCGGCCTTTGATTTCTTCTGGAGTGATGCCGTAATGCTGCATGACTGCTATGGTGCGCATCTGCATTTCAGATATGGGGTCTTCAAGGTTGATGACCCAGACGTTTGTTTGCTGCTTGACTGCCGTGCCGAGGAGCGGCTTGCCAGTTGCGATTGCCAATGCTTCCACATTGATCAATGAAGATTTACCAATGCCGCCTGCCGATGCTGTGACGCTGATGTACTTCCTGATGTAGTCGTATCCGTACACCCACTCCCTGCGCGGCAGCGTGAGAGCGTCAAACATATTGTAAGGCGTGGGCCAAGATTGCTCCGCTTCCTCACTCAGCGCCTCGTTCTGCTGCTCTATGCGCTGCTGCACGGGGTCTGGCGGCGGTGTCCAACCTTTGTTTCTGGCTCCATCAATTGCCTTCTGCACTTCGTTGCGTGTGTCGTCTACTGTGTAGCCTGCCAGGGTGAAGCTATCTGTTATGGCGTGGATCTCTTCGTCCGACAACCCTTTGGTAACGTATGAGCCGACAAGGCGCACCATGTTTAGGTGCCAATCGTCACCCGCTAGTACGTTCTGCACAGCCATCTGCCGATCCATTGCCTGCTGCCCAAGGTCTATGTCTAATCCGCTAGCTGTCTTTGCTTCGGCTTTTGGAAATACGCGCATGAGCTGCTCGAACTGCACGAGGTCACGATCCGTACGGAACTCCGTACGCATTGTGACGAGTTCAGGGACGTATCCTTTGTCTTGCTTCTTTTGGTTGGGCCATGAGACTGTGCCTGCCACGCGCATGATCCTGCTTGGGTTGATGACTGCTGGGTCTGTGTGCAGGCTTGCGGCGATTGCCTTCTGCACATCCCGCCATGCGTCCATGTTGCGCACTGGCTCTTCAAGCTGCCAGTATGCGTGGCCTCTGGCGAAAGGTGTTGTGCCTGTTTTGACTGACATTGTGAACTTTGGCCCTGCGAAAGACAGGATGTTTTCCATTGCGCCTTCAGTGTCTGCATCTGCAAAGCAGTAGAAGGCAGCCATGATGTCTGTGTCTTTAGCGGCTTTGCCTGCTGGGATTGGCACGATTGGATCGACAGGGTTGATGCACATGTAGATGTTGGCCTTGGCGTTGTTCATTGCTTCGGCGTGATTGACTGCCTCATCAATGTTTTTTAGGTCAAACCGTGCTGCGTTTGTTGTGCCGCCTTGCGAGATAGATCGTATTTCAATGAGAGGCTGCCCAACCTCATTCCAATTTTCTGTAATTTGTGATATGAATTTCTTAATGATGTCGGACTTGGGAGCCATTTCCATTTTGTTTTCCATTTCCTGTTTCATTTGTTTCTCCCTGGTGAACTGACTGGGCCGCGCAAGCAGCCCAGTCTTTTTTTATTAGAACTCCATGTCGTCGTCTGCCACGGCTGCTGGAGCTGCCTGTGGTGCTGGTGCAGGCTCGGTTGCAATACCTGCCGCAGCACCTTCCTTGAGGCAGTCGGGCTTGTCCACCCATTTGACGACTTCCAAGACAGGGTAGCATGTTGAGCCTTTTGTGAACTTGAGTTCTTTGGCTTCAATCATTTTGACCAGTGGCATCTGCCCTGCGCTTGGCTGTTCTTTCAGCTTGGCTGCCAGCTCTGTTAGTGCTGACCAGATTGCCGCGCCTGCTTGTTCCCAGACTGCGACTTTGCCGTTGCCGATTGCGACCTTGACGCTGATGCCTTTCTTCCAGTCATCGCCAGGCTTTGCCATCATTTGATTGACAGACGGGTTCCACTTCCACTCAGGTGCCACGCCTGCAATGCCGTCTGACTTCTGCCAGCCTGTCTTGAGGCTGTCGAGGTCTAGCACCATGCCGTTTGTCTGAGCTGTTGGATATTCATCCTTGGCTGCGCCGTCACGCAGATAGAACTGCCGCGCTCTGATTGAGCCGTCCTGAGTGCCTCGTGCTGACCACCCCAAGAATGTGCTGATGTCGGAACCTGTGTTTCCTAAGTCTATTTCAAACATTGTTTTCTCCTGTGTTTGAGTTGTTGACGTTGTTGTGCGCGTAACCCTGCGCTGGGATGTCATGTACCGCCTTGATTGTTTGGCCTATGCGCATAGCAATCTGCGGCACGATAGCATTTCCTAATCCTCTAAGTCTGTCCACCCTTCTGGGTATCCCATTAGCCACTCGACCCACTGGGGGTTCAGGGAGCCAGAACTGCGCGTTTCCTTGACTGCTGTTGTCAGCCCGATCTGCTTGCCCAACTTGATCCTGCGTTTGATGCTTGGGTCTTCCATGCAGCCTTGATCTCTGTTGTCGCTTGCTTGCGGTGTAGGCCACATTGTCCGAGCCACGACTGTCTCCAAGTTGGGGAACTTGTCGTTCACTCTGTTGTGTATGTTCTCCGCTGCCATCGCTGTGCAGGCGCGAGGCGTTGGCCACATTGCTACAGCTTGCTCTAGCTTCGCCTCGTACCCCCTCTTCTGCACTCGCTTCATTGCGCTTGTCGTCGTGGCGGTCATGGTGCTGCTTGCCCTCGGCGTGGGCCATGTCTTTGGCGACGATCCAAACTCTGTCTCGTCTGTGGGGTGCGTCTGCGGCACAAGCTGGAACAATGAACGGCCTTGCGGCGTAGCCTTCCCCTTCCAAGTCAGATAACACCTCGTCGAGGCCCATAGAGACATGCCCATAAACATTCTCGAAAACGCACCAAGCGGGTCGTTTGGCTTTAACAATGGAAAGAATGTATGGCCAGATATGTCTGTCATCTTCTGTGCCTCTACGCTCCCCGGCAAGTGAAAAGGGCTGGCAGGGGTATCCTGCTGTGAGGATGTCGCAGTCTGGAATAAGTCCATTTGGGTCATTAGCTAACTCCTTTACGTCTTCTGCTATCGGCACATCAGGCCAATGCTTTGCAAGTATCTTTCGGCTCCACGGTTCAATGTCGCAGAACAGCACTGGGCTGCTTAACTCTGCCCACTCAAAACCGAGGGCAAAGCCCCCGATACCTGAGCAGAGATCAACATGCCTAAAAACCATAAAGCTCTTCTCTAATTGCTTCCGCTCCGTTCCAGTAGAACGTGTTGGGGTTGACGGGTATGACCTCGGCAATGTCTTCTTTGCTGCCAGCTCGCAGGAACTTTTCTAGCCTGCTGATTTGCTTCTTTGCCCTGCCGAGCAGCTCAGTCGGATCGCCGTCCTCAAGCAAGCTTGTCTTCTTTGGCGTGACGTAGAGGAACTTAACGATCTGGTTGCCTCTGGCTTTCTGGTAGATCGCGCGTTGCAACTGATGTTCTAACGACATTGTGCTTGGCATGCGGCCTGTTGTTTTCAGATCAATCACAAGGCCATGCTTTGGAAAGACCAGATCAAGAAAGCCAATGACAGGTATTTCATAGTCGTCTGTCTTGGCTGTTATGCTAATCTTTTCCTGCCCCTCTTCTGGAAACTCTGGCTCACCGTACTGCTGCAACTCACCCAATGCCAAGTCCATGCAAGGCTCGATCATGCTGCGCTCTTTGGTTGTCTTCTCGTCACCTAGAGGAAAGTAGCTGTCAAACTTTTCTAAGGCTGCGTCCAATGCGCCGTCCCTGTTCTTGCCTGTCAGGACTGCCACGACTGCATCCTCTGTGCATATGCCACGCATTGCGGCTGCGCTCATCGGTGTGCGTTTGCCAAACAGATACTGCGCCACCCACACATCAGGCGCGTTTGTCCATAGGTTTATGGATGAGGCAGACAGGTGCTTGATGCTGTGTTTCGTAAAGCCGTTCATAACATCTCCGCTCCGTATAATGCGATTAGTGCTGCCTCTGCTCTGCCATCGTCTTTGACGCGGCTGAAGTCGGCAGCGTTCTTTGGGAACCTCTGTATTGCCACGCTGCGTGATACGCCTTTGTCGCGTGACAGCTTGAAGTGTCCCTTCCACTTTGCAGGTGTGACGTAGTGGATTGGCATTGCATGCGCTGCCACTGCCATCTGCGTTGCGCCGTATGTCTCACCGAAACGAAACATAGACGACACGCCCTGCCCCCGCATA